TGGAGCTTTCTTTTTATGTGTTTTCAATTTAGTTCCCATTTCTGCAACTGCAAAAGCAAAATCTATTGGATCAGTGATTGCTGCAAGTTCTTTCGCTCTTTCTGGATTGCTACCAATGGCAGCGACAAGTAAAACTGAGTTCTTTTTTGCACCCTTTAATATAATGGCTTGTTGTTCAACAGATAAAGTATCTTTAACAACATCTTCTGCTTGGGCATAGTTTCTAATCTTAGTGTTCTTTACAGCTTCACTATAATCATCATATGTTTTTTTCCAGGCATCTGCTTGTTTTTGTTCTTCTTCTTTAAGAACATTTTGTTGTTTGTCTACTTCTGCTTTTTCATCATACCACTTATCAAGTGCGACATTTAAATCTTCTTCTACATAATCAAAATCTTCAAGAACTGGTCTTTTTGAAAGTGTTGCCGGCTTTGTTTCCTCAACAACTGCATTCTGTCTTTCTAACTCTTTAACTTTTTTATGTAGTTCTCTGTTTTGCTTTCTAACGTCTTTAACCCATTCAGGAGCCTCGTTTGTTTCTTCTTCTTGAGGTGGTGCTTCCTCATCGCCAACTGTTACAAATATCTCTTCATCTTCTTCAGTTTCACTTTCAGTTGTTTCTTCATTAGCTTCGGTTTCTGTTCCCTCTGCCTCTGTGTTCACTTCTGGTTGTTCCACCTCTGGTGTTTCAGGTTCTTTTGTCTCTGTTGGTTCTACTACCGTTTCATTCTCTTGCATCAAGTTTTCCTTAAAATTTACTCGCCCGTTTCTTTATTGCCCGTTTCTTTATTGCGCGGTGGTTGCGGTTACCGCTGTTGAGTCTACTCCCATTCTATCAAGGAGTTTTAAAAATGACTCTTGCTCCTGTTCATTCATATCTGCATAAATCTGTGCTGTTTCAGCGTTTGTTTTCTCAGCACTTGCCAAAGATTTAATCGTGTCCGCTTCAGCTTTCTGTGCTTTTGCGAGTGAGTTTTGAGCCTCAGACTCAAGATATTTCTCTTCCGCTGTAGGTTCTGCACTTTCCGCTGCCTTCTGCATTTCATCTGCTTCTTCTGCTGTTGGCTCTACAACACCTCTTTTAACTAGAAGTTTACGAGCATAATCTTTAACGAATCCAATTCCCTCTCCCTCTATATTCATTGCAATTACTGTTGAGTAAAGAGATTGTAGATCTTGGTCTGTTGTAACTCTCATAACCTCTGTAAGTGATTCTATTAATGAACGTTTCTTAGTGCTTGATGCCGGTCCACTTTCTGCAACTACATCAAATTTCCCGTCACTTAAGTCTTTAGAAACAATCTCTCCGTTATCAGTTACGTTTAGTTCGCCAAGTGTTACGGTGCTAATTTCACCTTGTTTTCCGATAGTTTTTAATTTTCTATCATCTTCAAAGTAAACTTCTGGAGCCATTGAAGCCCAAATCTCACCACATCTTTTCATTGACTTTTCCATATTAGACATAATCATATAAGTGGTTAACTCTAATTGGTCTTGCACCATTCCCATCATTTTGCCGCTTGTTCCAGCGACTATCTTTTCGCCTTGGTTTTGATTACCTAAAAGCTCTTTGATGCTCACATCTGCTGTTTGGATTAATACTGCAAGTGCTGGTGGAACTGCTGGGGGTTTTGTATATCCAATTGGTCCGCTTGGGATCATTCGTCCCTCTTCGTCCTCTACAGGGTTAAGAAGCAAATAAGGTGCATTATTTATATTATCGTTAGCGTGTGCGTTTTGATGCCCTGCTACTTGGTCAGGCGAGAAGTATGGTTTCTCTACTGCTGAAAGTGAAGCTATCTCTGCAAGTTTAGAGAATTGTATGTTCATAAGTCTTTGCATATCTTTTGATGTTCTTACAAGCCCTCTAAAGCGTTCTATGTTGTCAATGTACCATCTTTCAAAGTAAAGTGGGACAATAGGAATTTCTGAACCTGCGATTATTCCTTTGTCTTCTAAGACTTTAGCGCCACTCATTATATACTTATGGACTTTTTTACGTTTAATGGTTCGTTCTTTTACTAAAGTTGAGCCAATTGCTTCTAGTTCTGCAATTTCTTCAGCTTCTAAATCTTCTTTTTCAAATCTTTCTAACTCTTCGCCAACAAGAGGTTTGTAATATACGAAAGTTTCTTCTTTGATTTCTTTTACATAATACTCAGCGATATATATTTTATCGTCTGTGTTCCAATCAAATTGATTAGTCTCTACGTTTTTATCAACACTTGTAGGAGATTCTTCTTCACCATATCTTTCTTTGAATGTCTCTGGAGTAATTGCGTGTAGTACAAAACACCAATTAGCATCACTCTTGTCATATCTTATTGAATTAGGGTCCCAGTAAACACTAGTATCTGCATCAACTATTGGTTCTATAAAGATGCGTTGATATTCATTCTCTTCATCGTATTCATCTTCATAATCGTTTCTAAGTCTCCAAGAACCAAAACCACCGGCACTTGCTTCAGTGAAAGAGTTATCATAAGCTTCTTGAGCCACACTGTTTTGTTCGTCTGCTCTGTAAAGCCCGTCAAATATATCAGCGAGTTCGTCACTGTCTGAACCATCTTTTGAAACAAAGTCAACTGTTAATCTGTTTTTTCTGTATTCTGCTTTAAGTTTAAGGAGAGGCATTGCGATTTTATTGATTTCTAGTTTAGGCTTATTCTCGAAGAATTGTCCTAGTTCATCTTCCCATTGTGCGCCGGCTATTGAAGCGAATCGTCTGTCCTCTAAAGATTGTTTTCTCTCGTCATAAGAATTAGATTGAACTTTGTTCATTCGTTGTATTGCTGTCTCGTGAACTGCCTCTAAATCTTTATCTTTCTTTTGAGCCATCTTTAAAGCCTTTGGACATTTTTCACTATTATACCATAATCATTCAAAGATTAACAATCATCTCCCAAAACTTGGCATTGGTATACTTCCTGCGTGTTCTACTACTATTTCTTTTCGTTTGTGTCTTCTTACATCAGCATATGACATAATAAAAGCATCCGCTATGTTTGGCGAAGAAATACCACGCTTCTTCAAATCTTTTTTACTCTCAACTTTTACACGTCCATTGTTATCATAATCTTTTCTAGGGATTGATAGTTCGGTTATTAGTTTCTCTAAATTATCTACATTGCTATCTATTGCTATTATTTGATCTTCGTCAAACGGTTCATTATTCTCAATTGCATTATAAGTGGCTTTTAGTCTATCAGCTATAGTCCACCACGATTGGGCTTTTAAGTTTGCGAAGAAGTCTTTGTTTTTAATCTTAGGCATATAAAACTTCTCTGGAAACCTCACACCATCCGCTGCGTTAAATTTATGAAACTTTATATTATCTATTCCATTATCGTTGAGTTCTTTGACCTTACTTCCTACCCCAGCACCAACACCGATTGAATCATATATTATTTCAGCGTTTATTGCTTTAGCCTGGTTAAACACTCTGATTGCTGATTTGTTAAGCTCATGCTCTTTTGCTCTCCACTCTGTTATCTCTGTTGTGAGCAATCCGTATCTTGATACAGTTGAGTTGCTATCTCCGCCATCATCTGCAACATCAAATCCTATAACCTTGACACCCTTTGGCTCAATGTTTAATTTTTTATGAGCGTCAATTGCTGCCATTACCCAAGCTCTTTTAATGATAGATTCGTTATCATCAAGCTTTGGCTCTCCTAAGTAAATATGTCTATACTCTTCTTCATCTTCTTTTTTTGCGTGTTCTATAATATCTCGCATTGTTTTAGATAAAAATTGATTCTCATTGTAATTTATATGCCTAATGATTGTATTTGGTGGGGTGTTTATAATAAATCTTTCGTAAACATAATCAGTGATAAGTCTTGGATTAAATATTATCCAAACTTCACTTCCCTCTTTTCTTATCGTTGGTTCCAGTATCTCCCATTGCTCTTTGGTTAGGTTGTGAGCTTCTTCTATGTATAAAATATCTACATTTTCTGTTGATTTTATTTCATCAATGTTTCTGTTGATCCCATAGAAAAGATATTCGCTTGAAGTGACTGTATTTTTGATAGAGTTGTTTATAATGTTGAAGTTGTCAGATACTCCAAATGCTTCTATTTTATCTTTAATTAAAGTATAAACACTGTCGCTGATCTTGTTTTGGAATTGTCTAACACAAAGGATTTTTAACTTGTATAGATTTGTAATGAAGACTAACCTACCACATGCATCGTGTGACTTTGAAGAGGACCTACCACCATAAAGGACTTTATTTCTGCTTTTCGTTGCCCAAAAGTCTCTGAGTGCTGGATTCATTAAAGGCATTAATTGTATAAGTCCTCTATTGTTAGAGCTTTATTGTCTTGGTTATTTTGATTATTGATTTGTATTTGGCTGTTAGCGTGTCTTTGATTAGTATTGTTTGTAACGCTGGCTTTATCAACTGTCTCTTGCATATTTTTTAAATCACTTGTATCTAAATCAATGTCTACTACATCAAGGCTTTCAGAACTTCCGTTATCTTTGCTGTATTCCTTCACCTTCATAACTACTTGCTTCTTGCCACTATCTAGCATTGTTGAAACTTTGTCTAATATCTTCTCCGTTATATCATAGACTTTTACTCTTTTATTGTCATCAGAGTGTTGCACTTTAAGTCTATATTCTACTGCTTGATTTATTGCTTGTATTTCTGTCGAACTTTTGTCTAACTTTTTGACATTTTCCAAATAGACTTGAGCTTCGACAATATGGGAGTTCTTCGGATCTTCGTTCCCGACTATTTTCCCAACCATTACATCGCTCACTTTGTATAGTTTTGCTAGTGCTATTTTGGTATACTGCCCTGTATCCCATTTCGCCTTCATATTAATTTTTTGTCTTTCTGATAGTTTAGCCATTATTCTAAATCCATCCCTTCTTTAAGCCAAGCTATCTGATTCATTCCCTCTGGAATTGACATGCTTCCACAAGTGAAACATTCAAGTGTGACAATTTCCAACTCTTCGCCGTTGTCGTGTTTTAGATAAACATAGTCAAGCAACTCATCTGTTGCAACTGAAAATGATTTACAAACACCGCAAAAATATTCATGTCCTATGTAGTTTTTATTTGCCACCTATTCCACCTCACACTGAATCGCTATGTTATTTTTTATATATGTTATCTTTTTGTATTGCTCGTATGGCATAGAACATTCTTTTAGCATTACTTCCAGGTTGTGATCTATTTTATTACAGGTACTTTTGATATTTTGCTTTTGTTTCAGCAGTGGGAAGTTTTTGTTGTAGTCATTTATTGCTATCTTGCACAACGTCTGTGCTTGTAGTGATATAGTGATTAGAATTATTAGTAGTTTCATTTTATCCCCTCAATGGAAGCAAGAGATTGAGGCTCTTGCATTGGGCATTATAGCGTAAATTGGCTTCATCCCCATATCCACCTTATTAAAAAAAGAATTGCCGAACCTAATATAATAACCGCTGTTGAAACAGCTTCGTTTTTCTTTTCTCTCCAGTATTTTTTAATCATCTCCCATCCCTCAACATCTGCTTGATCTCTCTCTCTTCACAACTCTCATTGATTTAACGTGTGCTTTGTTTGTTTCTTTAACCTGCTTTGGGTTAGGTGTTGCTATTGGTTGTGTTTTCATTGTTCCCGGCATACTATCTGTCTCCATTTCTCTGTGTTCTGCTCTTTCTTCATCACTCATAATCTCTCCTTAACCTGCATTTCTTATGGCGATAACATAAGACTTTTCCAACCCGACATTACAGTGAGGATATTTTAAAGTTCTTAGTGGGTATGATCTTTTGCACTTAGGGCAACGGTTTATTGTTTTCATCTGTTTTTCCTTTATCTACCCATTCTGCAAATTTAGTAAATCCTATTATTAGCGGAAACATTGCAAATAGTGGAGAGAATCCCAATAATAATTAATCAGGATTTTTAAAATAAAAGCTTAGTGAACATAGCACTATTCCCAATACTGATATAAACGTATTCATATATATTTCTCTTGGATTGTTTTTCATAACTCTTCCCCCGTCATAACATCATTTGCGCTTTCAAAAACCAACTCTGAATCAACAACCTTGTAATATCTTATGATGTTTGTTTTTTTGTCTAAGACTGACACTCCAAAGCCTGTTTTTTCGTGATGGCTTAACGATATGTTTGTGTTATCGTTTTCTAAAGCGTGTTGCATATTGTCGTTGTAGTCGATAAATTTGTCGTCTATTATTAGCTTAACTCCGTTCATTAGTTCTCTCCTAACAACTCAGGATTTTCTTGCAGAGTGCCTATGACTTTTAGGCTTCTAATTTCCATCCAATCAGTTAGCAATGCTCCATCTTTAGAATTGAATTGATAATTAAGTCCATTTTCATTGTAAGTAAAATATCCCTTTTGCCAACCTAAGTCATTTGTAGCAAACTCAACAATAGAACTATCAGCATAAATCTTTTCGCCCTCTATGTCTGTTTTGCCTATGAATGGGAATCTATAAAATTTAGCATTTCCTTGATTGTCAGTAATCATACCAAGATGCCAATCTTTTCTTAATTCTTTAGTATCTGTATTAATTCTTTTAAATACATAATTTCCATCATCATCTAGCTTCTCGTAACCAATATGCTCTAAAGTTTTACCACTATCAAAACTCCAAAATACTACATACTCATTCATAATTAATCCTTTATTTCCAAAATTGTAGCACTTTTAAAAGCTAATGTATTTGACCTATGTCAATTTTTTCTTTTTTAAATCTCCATATAAATCCACCAGCGGTTTTTCTTTCATTCCTGCAAGTATGACCGATATTAGAGCTATAAATTCCTGTTTGTCTTTGTGCTTCCATTGAAGAGTGAAACTCTGCAATAAACTTGTCTTTTCTTGTAAACTGTAAAACTGCTTTGTTAACTTTATTATTTATTCCATTTTTCCTATCGCTCTCGCCTTTGGCTTTATTTACTTTCCAAGTCGTTAATCGAATATTATCAAAAGTGTAAGGCTTGTAATCATTACGCCTATCGAGTGATGGAGCTAGTTCTTTCAAGTATCCACTTTCTTTCCACTCACTATATAGTCTGTGAAACAATTGTTGACCGAATAACCATTCTCTTAAATCGTGGTTAGTGTAAGAGGGCATCGGATAATTCTTCTCTCTTGACCGCTCTCTTTGTTTTCCATAAATCTTTGAAACTACACCGTTTTTTGTTCTGTAATATTTCACAAATACTCCTTTGATGTAAAAATGATACCAATTAAAAACTTAATAACTCTTTAAACATTCTTTAAAGCTCTTTTAAGATTAACAATGCTACAATTCTTAATCTTTAAAAATTAAAAGGAATTAAAATGGCTGAAAAGAGAAACAAGTTGGTCGGTTTTCAAGCAAGAGAATCAGAAGAGAACAGAATTATTGAGGTTGTATCAAAATCTGGTAAAACGAAAAGTGAGTTTTTAAGAGATACGATAATGAAAGAAGTTGAAAAACAAGAAAAAAAGCACAATATATTATAATTGTGTTATCTAAATATAAAGGTTGGAGAAAATGGCAACGTTAAGAATACAGTTAGAGGAAGCAAAAAACAAGACAGCAAGACTAGAAGAGGATATTAAAAATCTTAGTAAAGTTAATAATGCCAACAGAGATTTGAAAAGTGATTTAAAATCAGCTAACAACAAGCTAGAAGAAGTGAATCAAAGGCTTCACGATGTAGTAGTCATCACAGAGGCTTTTATATCAACAGAGAGAACTACCGAGCAAGAGGAAGTCGGAAACTATAGAGGAACGCCAAACTATGAGATGGTTGAAGTTGAATCTGAAGTAGTTAAGATTCTAAGAGTTATTTATAATGCTGCTAGCAAGAAGAGTACTAACTCTCTCGGCTATTCATCATTCTAATAATAAAGGATATAGGATGAATAAATTGCTTGACAAGTTTGAAAATTGGTGCGAGAAACAAGCTAAGAGGTTTTTCTAATGTCTATTATGGCATTGGTTGGGCTGTTATTGTTTGGAACTCTCTATATGTTTAGAGAAGTTGCTTAAATTAAAGAAAGGTTAGGAAGATGAAAAAAGAATATATTACAGCAAATCAACAGTTTGAAAAATGGTATGAAGAAAACAAAGATAAACTAAAAGAAAATACTGTGGGCGTAAGTGATGATTACAGAGTTAAACATACTGCAAATATGGCTTATATAGAGGGTTACTTTGATGGGATAAAGGAAAACAAATGAGCGAAGATGATTACAGAGACAATCAGTTAAATAAATACTTAGATGGCGATGATAGCCAAAATAGTAATTGTTGCAATGCTGCTATTTTAGAAGATAGTGATATTTGCTCTGAATGTCTTGAGCATTGTGTAACTATAACAGAAGAGTATGAAAATGCTATGTGCGACAAAGCGGATGCAGAAAGAGAACTTAAAAGAGAAAGGGATTAAGACAATGGAAACAAAAGGTATATATAAAAAGATAAACAACATAATGAAAAAAGTGGAGTTTGTTACAAAAGATGGAAAGTTAGGTTTTGGGAATAATCAGTTTTCGGTTGTTACTCACGACAAAGTCTTAAGTGTGGTAAGACAGCACTTTGTTGATGATGGAGTTATCGTCATACCACATCAAGTAGAAAAAGCGGTGTGTGTTCCTGGAACTACTAAAAACGGTGGAGCAAAAATTAGAGTAGAAGCACTATATGATGTAACTTTTATTGATGTTGATGATGGAAGCTCTATCGTGATTCGCTCAGAAGCCCACGCAGAAGATAATAGCGATAAGGGTGCTAACAAAGCTTTAACATACGCAGTTAAAAATGCACTACTTAAAATCTTAATGCTTCAAACAGGTGATGATATTAACCAAGAAGTCGCGAATAAAATAAATGCTAAACAGATCACGATGTTAAAAGGTTTAATCGAATCAACAGAAACAGACTTGACAGATTTTTTAAATTATTATGGTGCTACAAGTTACGAAGATTTTGCTCAATCATATTTTGCTGGAGCAATCGACACTCTGCAAAAGAAACAAAAAAAGGCTAAATCGTGAGCAAATTGACAAAACAATACACAACGAGTTTAGAAATAGCAAAGCCATCAGAGATTAATGCTGTTTTAGATGCCAAACTAGACGCTACAAGCTCTCAAAGTCTAACAGACTATGTTGGGCTAACTCTTGACAACTTAGAGGCTAAAATAGAGCGTATCAAACAAGCTGAAAAAGATATGAAACTTTTAAAAGATGATACTCAATGTCAAATTGATGTTATCAAAGGTGGTGTATCTAAATGGCTAACAGAATGTGGGGTTGATAAACTAGATGGTGATATAATTTCAAGTGTTAAAGTCACTCAACCAAAACCAAGTGAAGAGTTAATAATTACTACTGATACCGACAGTCTAATAAATATGGGATATTTTAAAACAACAGTCGATGAAACAGCTATCAAAAAAGATATTTTATCTGGTGTTGATGTAGATGGTGCAAAAATAGAAGTAACACACAAAGAAGATAGTATCGCGGTGTACAAGAAAAGAAAATGAAACTCTTACTCAAACGACTTAACAACGCTTTTATTCCAATAGATGATGAGGGCGTGGAGGCATTTAGTAAAGTCAAAGAGGGCGAGGAGATTCTTGTAGAGTATAAACGTCATAGAAATGTCGGAAATCACAAGCGGTTATTTTCGATGCTGAAAGGAGTAGTTAGCAACACTGACCGATACAAAACAGTAGATAATTTACTATCGGTTATTAAACTTAAGTCGGGACATTTTGAGACTATTGTCACTCACAAAGGCGATGCGGTGTATATTCCAAAGAGTATAAATTTCGCATCAATGAGTGAGGATAAGTTTCAAGAGTTCTTTAGTAGTGCTATAAATATTTGTTTGGAGATTATTCCTGAACAAGATATGGATAGTATTTTAAGATATGTATAAAAGGAAAATAAAGTGAAAAAATTTAATTTATTAATGATGCTAGCAGGACTTACTGCTGCATTTGGTGGAAGCGGAAGTATGGTTGTAGATAGAAATTCTAAGGCAGGAGGGCAAGTCTTTGATTTAGTTGACTTACAAAATGCTTCTGCTTCAAAAAGAGTTATGAGACTAGAGCGTGGTTCACAGCCAGAACATAGAAAAGCTCGAAGATTTGACAGAGCAACGACAAGAGCAAGAAAAGCTAAAAATAGATACGGGAACAACATTGACGCTCGTGGCAAACTTGTAAGAAACTAAATGAAAACTAAAAAGCTCAAAGGTGTAAAACCTTTCAAACGTAGAAGTTATAAAATGAATCGAAAAGGACGGAAATAATGAGTAAAAAATTAGCAGTAGCAAACGGAAGCTACACAAAAGACGGGCAAGAAAAAACAAGATGGGTAAATGTCGGAGTTATTTTAGAGAAAAATGGCAAAGAGTTTGCATTAATTGATCCAACAATCAACTTTGCAGCATTTCCAAGAGAGCAAGGCAAAGATATGGTGATGGTCGGGGTTTTTGATGATGCTAACCAAAACAATCAGCAAGGCGGTAATAATAATTATCAGCAACAAGCACCTCAACAAAATCAACAGCAACAACAGCACCCTCAGGGCTACAACCAAACCCAGAGTTATCAACAGCCAGTTCAAGAGTATAAAAACGCTCAAGGTCAGTTGACAGATGTTAATGGTAATATTTTACCACAGTAGCTATGACCGACAGACAAAAAACTCAAGATGCTCTAATGTTAGCACTTGAGAAAAAAGAGTATTGGGCTAAAGAAGTTGTTAGGTTGATGGAAGAGTTGGAGAAAGGAGATGAGAAAAATGGCCAATAAAGAAAAAGAGATAGAATTTAACATATTTATTTCTGAATTTTTAGGACAAGAACTAAGTGCGTTTGATTTAGCTAAAGAAGCATTTATCTATTTTGATAATCAGGCTTGTAAGCAACCGCTGAAAAAAGATATAGAAATTGCAAAACTTGAGGGAATGTTAGAAGCTATGAAAAAAGAAGTTTTTAGACTTCATCCAGATGATTGTAACTGCATGACTTGTGAGGAGGCTAAAGATGCTATAATACGGAATAAAAGGATACAAAGTGAAATGTAATTACTGTGGTTGTCTAGAAACGATAAGAGATTTGCACAATAGATTGTTTTGTAAAAAGTGCGGGAGATTAAAATGAATTGGATTGATTATCTTATCATCGGGTTTTGTTTGGTTGGAACTTTTATTCTTTATGTGGAATTAAAGCCGAGAAGAAAGCTAGGGTGTAATCATAAGTGGTGGTAAACTTTTGATGGAGTGGTAGAAGAACAAGCGAGTAGTGTGGAAAGGCATCGCATTAAAATGTAACGTATGAGTACATTGTAGCTTTTTATATTAAGCCGACTATATAAATATTCTACCACTTCACAAAGAGTTTATGATATAATTGTTACTGAGTTTTTAAACAAGAGTAGTGATAGGTCTTCCAACCGCCTCGCTCCTACTCTTTTTTAAGGACTTCTTGAGCGAAAGGTTGGAACTTTCTTACTCTCCCTTAAATTTAATAATCCAGAAGACGAAATTATGGAAAATACAAAAAAAGAAAGTGGTGCGGTAAAGCAGGCAATTATTGATATAAAAGTAATTTGCAAAAGGTTAGGCTTCTTAGAACTTGACGAAAAAATAGAAGCTATAAATGCAATAAGAGAAGAAATTCATAACATTAGTCCTTTTAAATCAGAGCCTGTTGATCTTATCAGATGGGTAAAAAACGATACTGTTGGAGCGAATGATTACAATCCAAACACAGTAGCACCTCCTGAAATGGAACTTCTAAGACTTTCTATCGCAAGTGATGGATTCACTCAACCGATTGTTACGTGGGCTAACTCCAAACAACACGAAAATGAAGTTATTGACGGTTTTCACAGGCATAGAGTTGGGAAAGAGTGCAAAGATATTCAATCAAGGATTCACGGGTATCTGCCGATTGTTGCTCTTAGTGAAGACAGAGAATCAAAGACCGACAGAATGGCATCTACTGTGAGACACAATAGAGCCAGAGGTAAGCATAAAGTTGATGCAATGTCTGATATGGTAGTAGAATTGAAAAATAGAAACTGGTCAAATTCTAGAATTTGCCGTGAGCTTGGAATGGATGATGATGAGGTTTTAAGACTTTGTCAAATTACAGGGCTGCAAGATTTATTCAAAGACGATGATTTCTCCAAATCGTGGGATGTAGGAGAAAGTGAAGTATGTAATTTTGAGGCATTGACCGATGAAGTAACAGAGTTTGAAAGAGAGTTTTTGAACTTCAGAACAACAGTTAATACATCATACGACAGAATAATGCACACTTATGATAAGTGGGAGTGTCACCAGAATGGATTCTTTGCTCAAAATGTAGAGGGAATGTCTAAAGAAGAGTGCGAAGAGGAGTTTGCAGATTTATTGCGAAGTCCACACGATTTTGAATTAGCACTTCAGGGTGTCACGAAAGAATGGAAATTTTCTTGTGAGCATTATTTAACAAACAAAGCATCTAATCGTATTGCGTGGCTTGGGCAAGCATCAGTATGTTATGCAAGAGGAATTCCTGCAAAGTTCACAGGCGGATGGTTCAAACTAACAAAAGAAGAGCAAAATATAGCTGATGAACTAGCATTAAAATATCTTAATCTTTGGTTAGATGAAAACGGTAAAGAAATGTTGAAGATGGAAATAGCAAAACCTGATAGACAAGTGGAGTTATACTAATGAGAGTAAAAAAATATAAAAGAGAGAATGTCTTATCGGCTTCTTTAAAAAGAGTTAATAAGATATTTGACGACTTTGAAAACATTTATATATCGTTTAGTGGAGGTAAAGATAGTTCTGTTATGTCTCACTTAGTATTACAGGAAGCAAGAAAACGCAACAGAAAAGTAGGCTATTTAATAATTGACTTGGAAGCTCAATATGTAGACACTATCACTCATATAGAGTATATGATAGATGAGTATCAAGATGTTATTGATTTGCACTGGGTTTGTGTTCCTCTGCTGTTAAGAAATGCTTTAACTAACTATGAACCAAGATGGACTTGTTGGGATGAAGAAAAAAAAGATATTTGGGTTAGAGAAAAACCACCAATGGCAAAAGTTGCAGAAGACTATCCTTTCTTCGTTGATAAAATGGAGTTTGAAGAGTTTATGATTCTGTTTGGAGAGTGGTATGGTGGGGATAAAAAAACAGTTGCTCTTGTCGGCATTAGAGCAGATGAAAGTCTTCACAGATATAGAGCAATTACAGCGTATAAACACGGTTCAATGCACGATGATTTACATTGGACTTCTTTACAAGAAAAAAATCTATTTAATGCTTACCCGATATATGATTGGAAAACAGAGGATATATGGAGATTTCACGGCAAATACCCAAATTTAAAACATAATGAAATTTACGACAAAATGAATATGGCTGGAGTAAAGTTATCACAGCAGCGATTATGCCAACCTTATGGAGATGATCAGCGACAAGGATTATGGTTATATCATATCTTGGAGCCTGAAACGTGGGGTAAAGTAATCAATAGAGTGAATGGTGCCAATAGTGGAGCATTATATATTAGAGAGACGGGGAATATGACAGGGTACAATAAAATATCTAAGCCAGAAGGGCATACTTGGGAGAGTTTTACAAATATGCTATTATCCACTTTGCCAAAACAAACATCTGATCACTATGTGAAAAGCTTTAAAAAGTTTATAGTGTCTTGGCAAGATAGAGGCTATGTGAAGATACCAGACGAAGCACCACACGACTTAGAGGTAACACAGTGGGCACCATCTTGGAAAAGAATGGCAAAAACAATTCTAAGAAATGATTATTGGTGTAAAGGACTAGGGCAATCACAACCAAAATCTGATGCATACCAAAGGTTTAAAGATATGAAAAAAAGAAAGGAGGTAGGTATAAAATGAGAGTTCACAGAGCAATAATGCAAAATAACAAAATCAGCGAAAAGAACATCTTAGCTATTCAGAATAAAGCCAACAATTTCAAAACTGTTACAATCAAAAACATAATGGTTATCGACAACAGAGGATACAAGTGTGCAACTCCGGCTTTTGACCTAAACGACTTAATTATCGCTCAAGCAGAATACACAGAAAATTGCAGATCGCAAGTCAAAAAAAGAAATGTTGAGGTTTTAGCAATTCTTAGAAAGCTTAGAGATGATTTGATTGAAAAAGATTTGGTGTTTAAGAGGGTGCAATTATGAGTAAAAAACAAAATATCCTTACGGATTTAGAATCAGGCAAGTTGGTTAATATGTTCGATGATTTGAAAAGATATGGAACTTCATTGCGTTCAAGAATTTCAGAGCTTAGAGCATCAGGGCATACCATAGAAAGCAAAGTTATTGATGATAGCGGAGCTTTGGCTTATTATATGCCAGAAGTTAAGGATGTAAGATGAAAACTGCAATAACAAGCGACATTTACGGATATACAGTTTTTGCGAATATTGATGATAGAAAAGGCACGATAAAAGGTCATCAGATGATACTATCTAAAGAGCAATTAGAAGCTATAGAACAGATTGTATTGAGTGGAAAGGTGCGAGTGATTGATGAACATACTTACGAGGTATTAGAGAAATGATAATTAATTTAAAACCATTCCCTGCACCAAGACCAAGATTTAGCAAAAGAGGGACATATAACCCATCAGAATACACAAATTATAAAAAAACGTTTCTCCTATTAGCAAAAAGACAATGTAAGGCTTACTTTAACGGTGCTATTTGCCTCAAAGTTACTTTCTTTATGCAAATCCCTGCTAGTGAATCAAAAAAGAAGCAGAGGGAACTTATAGGGCAGTACCATATTAAAAAACCAGATACGGACAATTTAATAAAAACTGTCAAAGATAGTTTAGAGGGAACTTTTTATCATAATGATAGCCAGATTTGTAAAGTTATTGCTGAAAAAATATACTCTGAAAATCCAAGAGTTGATGTGAACTTATGCGAACTAAAATAAAACATAACCGATTAAGACCAAAGCCAAGCCAAAAAAACAAAAAAAAGATAACTAAAGAAGATAAAGATTATTTAGAATGGTTGCAAAATCAAGACTTTGTTTGTTTCGCTTGTGGTAAACAAAACGGTATTGAATGGCATCACGTTAAAGAGTATAGCACGGATAGAAAAAATCACAAGAGATTAATCCCTCTTTGTGGTGATGAGTGTCACAGAAACGGACAAGAGTTATCAGCACACGGAACACCGAAGAAGTTTAGAGAGGTCTATCCGGTTAAGGCTCAAAATGCTTTTGCTGATAGAATTTATAATTTTTACTTGAAACATTTAGATCAAGATGAAAGTGAACTTGTTATATTGGTTGAGGAGATGAAATAACACTTTATTCTAAACCCCTTTACTTTTTAATCTAGTTGAGACACAAACATTATAACCGCCCCGTTGAACTTAACGAGGTGGTTGCTTTTTTAAATAAGCTATAATAACAAAAAGGATAAAAATTGAAAAACGAAATAATCATAGAAACAGACAGCATTGTTTTTGTATGGAAGCCAGATTCAACGGGAATTGAAGAAATAATACTCCCAGAGATACCTTTAACTGCAATGGTTGAAGATAATGTTGCTTATAACGCAAAGATTATTCTAACTCCTATTGAAAAAAAAGAATAGTTTAGATATAATTATTGTCTAATCTGATACATTAGACCTATACGGAACATATTTGCCCTTTACTTTTTAATTTAGTTGGGGTATAATAACAGTTCAAGGCGGAGAAAGACCGCCACATAAGCTTTTAGTAAGTAGCACTCCTCTTTGGTCAGACGGTGCTGCGTACTAAGTGCTTGAGGGAAGTCTGACCGCAAACTCCCACATTAAACAATCATCACTTAAAATTAAACAGCGGTAACTTAAAGGTTACACAATGACAAACATAATATCTTTTGGAAAAAAAGAAGAACAAAAGCAGTTGTATTTTCAAATAGCAGATTGCTTTAAATCCTATAAAGAAACATACGAGGCAGATAAGGTTCAAGGACTTTACGCTATTTATAAAGAAGATATATGTCTTTATGTGGGACAATCTTCAAATCTGCCTAGCAGAATAGCAACCCACCTAAAAGGGAAATATAAAACCTGCGAAAAAATTGAAATTTTTGTAGATACTGAAGAGATGGGAAATCTGATTGCCTATGAAAAACAATTAATTCAAAAGCTCAAACCTATCGAAAATGTTTTGGTTGATTTTTCAGAACAAATAGACATTGAATATAACCCTTGTTACGATAATGCTGAATTTATTTTAATAAACAGCAAAAATAACTTAACAATGTTTTATGATTTTCACATAAATTTGTACACAGATGAATATTTATTAAAACATCTAAAGAGTGAGATTGAAAATGTTGAAAAGTTTAAAGAAGAGGAAAAATAATGAGTTTTTCCGATGAACAACTTTTAAACCTAGTTAATAATACAATTTTAACAAAATCAGAGTTTGAATTAAAAGATTTTACTGGAGGTGGTGTTCAAATTACTAGCACTCACAATCATAAAATTATTAAATATAAAATCTACCTTACTTTTGGATATGATGAAAAACGAAACAGTAGAAGCTATAAAGAAGACATAGATGAGGATATTTCTTTTATATGGCAAAAGGCAATACTACTAAAAGTTAAATCAATGCAAGTTCTTAAAACTGGCAGTTCATTATCAGATTTGAATAAATTGATGAACACAGATAATAAGATAGAAGATAGTGATATAGAGATAATAGATAGTGATAAGGAGTGTAACGACATCATACTGACTTCGTTACGAACTCCTAAAGAAAACAAATCACTAAAAGTTTTAACGGTTGAAAAATTAGCAGAGTATGGTAATATTAACATTGGTGCTTTTAATGAATGGGTAGACCATAAAAAATATAAAACTATCTCGCCTATAACAAAACTTTTAAATATGTTTACTAAATATACACTACAGCAACAACAAGAAATGGTAGACAAAGCAATTATGAATGGGTGGAAAGGTTTAGTCGAGCCTAAGACACAAGCTCAACCACTTCAAAGCTTTAAACAGCAAGACAAACAAACAACAGATAATGCCATAGATGCTTTTTTAGATGCAAGAGAAAACGGCTTTGACTTACGAAATGTAAACAGCGAGACTGTACAAGATGCGGAGGTAATAGAGGGATGAGTAAATATTATATGACGAGTTTAAATGGTTTAGTGTACGAGCTAAGAGCCAAGCTACTTGATGTTGAAATGACGGACATTCAAAGAAAAGAAACAGATAAGATAATGAAAGAAATGCTCAAAAAAATAAAAAATCAAGATGATTCATTGCACGATATTGCTCAAGACATAGAAAATCTAAGAGGCGAACTATGAATAGTCTATCAAGAAACGAACTAATCAAAGCATTAGTCAAAGGACTCAAGCTTGACGATAACATCTTCAACTATCAATCAGTAGCAGAAGAAACAGAGATGATCAAAGATTGTGATTTTGTGGACTTTTACAAAGCTATTATGAGAGAAAACACCTATGGGAACGGACTTCAAGCTATTATGAAAGTTGTTGATCAATTTAAACCTGCAAATGTTGATTTGGTTGAAGTTAAAGCTAAAGAGCTAATTGAAATGTGCCACGGGATCAATAAAAAAGTTTTCGATGATGCAAAAATGAGCGGAAGAACTTTTGACGACCAGATGGCTGGAACTGTTTTTAAAGGAATTAGTGATAGTGATATGGCGATTCTGAATCAAGTTAAGCCCTATACAGACCACAAACAGCTATTTGGTAACATAAATCTATACGCAACGAGTTTAGAGCAGTTGAGAGCGTTTAAAAATGCGGTGGAATATTCGCAAAGTTACTCAGGTGCTATCGAGAATAGCAGAGTTAAAAAATTAATTAGTCAGTAAAGAGATTAGTTATTAAATGATAAAGAGGTGAGTGAGATGAGTAGAAGTAAAACAGATATTATAAATGCAATGTGTATGACGTTTAGACACGACTATGGATTAATGGAAGAAAAAGAAAAAGCTTCATTATTTAGAAGTATGAAGCAAATTTTCGAGAATGATATTGAACGAGAATGTATGATGCAATCTGATTTAGATGACTATGATGAAAGAGTGGATGAATTAGAAGAAGAGTTGTCCAAAGAAAAAGACTTACACGCTTTGACTAGAAACAGATTTAAAGAAGCTGAAGAGTATATAGAAAAACTCAAAAAAGATAGAGATTATTGGAAAAAATCTTTTAACAAACAAGTAGAGGCTTCAAGAAATAACACCTCAACAACGTAAAAAACAAAGTCGGCTTAAAAAAGTCCAAAAGATGAACAGATATAGAATAAAAGTTCATCAAGAGTATGTTAGATCACAGAGGAGTGAGGGATGAAAAAAGAAGATATCATTAACAAAATGAATCATTTAGAGGAAACCTATGCAGACGAAGAAACGGACAGGCTATATAAGGCTTTGCCTGAATCAAGATATGAAGCAATTGCGGATTTTATTATGGAGCATTTTGAATCAAAGACTTGTGAGAATTGTAAAAGTTTATCTTGGTGTGATATTTGGAAACTTGTAGAAGACGATTGTGAGCCAAATGATTTTTATTGTAAAGATTTTCAACAAAAGAGGAGCGAGAAATGAAAGTTTGGATAACTGATTTAACAGAGTATTTAAAAAGATACACAAATTGCGGAATGTTAAAAATTGAAAAAGATGAGCTTACTAGAATCATAAATGAACTAGAAGAAGTTAAAAAATAGTTCTTTACTATATAAAGGAGAGAAGATGGATGATGTGCTTAAAGATGGATTGTTGTCTATGCTTAATGACGAACTACTAAGTATTAGGAAAAAGAAGAGTGTCACATATGAAAAAATGGTTAAAGGTTTAGAAAAAATAATAGAACTACAAAAAAATATTACTGAACAAGATGAATCAAAAATACAGACTCTTGAAAAACTGGTAAAGAGCCAAGACGAGTATATAGAGATGCTAAAACTAAAAATAGTATAGATAACTATACTGAAAAGGAAAATGATGAAATGCGATGAAGAAGATTTAAAATATTGTTATATGCTACTTGCCGGAGCAGGTGCTATTGTTGCAGGTGCTGTGTTTTGTTTAACTGTATATTGGGATGGTGGGATTGATTCTTTACTTCAAATCCCTATGTTTTAGGCTGAAATTCAATATGATAATGGTCTTTTTCTAAAACTACATCGTATTGATCCCCTAATGCTTCTTTTAGTTTAGTTTTAATGGTCTTTTGTTCGTTAGGTGGAATATGACGAGTTCTTAAGTCAATTGCATTCCCGATATAGTGTAGGCTTCCTGTGCTATGTTTACCGCCTGTAGCTTCTGTTAGTACACAATCATACCCTGAGCTTGATAGAATGTCGTTTGCGATAATAAGGGCTAGTAGTGCCTCTGTTCTTAACCCGTTGACTTTAGCTCCGCTTTGCCCTGATTTAATGCTTAACATTACTTCTCCCTTACTATAGTATCATTGTCATCTGCAAAGTCTAGTATATTAATGCCGTACTTTTCATCAATATAAACATTTCTTATTGCTAAAACAAGAGCAATTAGCAATCCAATTAAAGTTATTTCCGCTTTTCTCACTTCTTATCCTTTTTACGATATTTATTCCAAGCTACCCAACCACCAAGCTTTAATCCAGCAGTAATAGACTTTCTTTTAATCCAGCTAACATCTAGACATTCTCTATTGGCTTCTTCTAGAATAGCATCACATACTTTTTTAGGGTACTTTCCGCTTCTATAAAGATTATCGTGTGTAACAAAAGCATAAGTAGGCTTACCAGTAGGTGACATAATGCTGTGTAAAAACTTAGGGATAGAGCCATAGTCTGTAAACATACCTTTTTCAGATATTATTTCTTCACCAACTAAAGAAGAAAAATACACTAAGTCTTCCATTAATTCTCTGTCGCCACCATCAAGCGGAACTTTAACAATTAATTGACTTTTAAATTTACTCACAAATATTCCTTATTTTTTTGCTTTTTTTGGCATTACTTTTTTTTTGCTTTTTTTGCTTTTTGGCTTAATCATTTCATTTTCCTTTGTTTTTGATTTCGTTTATTTGCATTTCTAGTGTATTTATTCGCCCTTGCGTTTCGGTTATTTGCTTGGGTAAATTCTCTTGAAATATTATCCATTGTAATGTTTCTTCATTGCTGTTTACACTTTTTTTAACGCCGGACATTTCTATTCTGGTAAGTTGATTTTGATTGCTATTTTGCATACTATTACTTTGTATAGTTGCGAGGGCTTGTGTCATTTGTGTTGTTTGAGCAATAATTGGAGCATTTGCTGAATTAGTTATATACATTACACTTCCAAACAATAAGGTAAATATACCCATTATTGAGACAGCAATTCCTATATATCCTGCGACACCCATTGGTTTAGGTTGATTCTTTTCAATGTAGGCATCAAACTTTGTGAAGTGTGCCTTGACTAGGGTATTAAGCGTATGTACCTCTGCTTTAATCTTGCCTAATTCTTCAGCTTGTTCTAATTCGTCACCGTTTGGCATTTTAAACCCTTTTATGCTGTTAATAAATCACGTTCATCTCTAAGCGTATCAGCTTCATCATCAAAAGCTAGTAATTTATCTCTATCCGCTTGGGCATCCCTACCGGTACTCTTCTTTCTCATAGAACGAACGCTTTTCCTATCTATTTCATCTAAACGGGCATCTATCTCTGCAATGCGATTATCTTTAACTATTTGGTTTACTTCTTCATCTGTTAATTGTTGTCCTGTTTTTGTTGTTACTTTTATCATTATGTGTCTCCTCTGTAGATTCTAATTTTAGAGCCAATACCAATAGTATTAGATATAGATGCTGTAAAAGTAAGTTGTGTTATGTTTGCAACTGTTGCAGTTTTTCTTCCACTTCCGCTAGTGCTGTTAACAGTTGTTGAGGATGTGGGCGATAGTGAAGAAACAATATAAGATGCAACATCATCCACTATTGACACATTTAAAATAGTTTTCATTAATTGACTTGCAACCATTGTCGTTAATAAAGAACTATTAGGTCTAGACGCAGACGCAGAAGTGCTAAAAATTGTATGCTGCGAGTCATAATTAGTTACCGTCGTATCTCCGTTCACGAACAAATAAATATTTGGCGAAGATGCTAAAGGATTAATCAATTCTATCTCTATTCTGTAGCTTTTGTGAGTATTTATATCTAATCCGCTGAAATTAATGCTTGTTAATGCTGTGCCTGTTACTTCAAATTCTGCCAACAATAATGGATCAGGATTTAAAATTTTCCCAAATGCTTTTAAATCTCCATGTTTTAATGTTGCGCTCGATACTGTTGGTGTTCCTGTTGGTGTGTCTGTTGCCACAAATGTTATTGTATCAGTGTCTGCAACTGTTGCAACCTCCCATCTTCCATTAGGCGCATTAGTTGTTGCGATTAAGCCATCAACCGTAAAAAACTGTCCTACGCTTAGATTATGGATGGCTGATGTGTTTATTGTTATTGTTGTGCCTGAGAATGACCATGAAGCAACTGCGACGCTTTCTCCAATTGATAAATCTCCGATTTTTGTTTGGGCTGTGGCAGATACGTCTATTGCACTACTAGCTCCGCCTATAATTGCTTCTCCACTAGCTAAAGCATAACTAGTACATCTGAAATCTCCAGAATCATACTCTTCAAATTCAAACTCGTCTCCGGCTGCTGTAGTATAATTTGCACCGCCGGGGATGATTAAATTTGTTGCGTGATGAGTTAATATTAAAATCTCGTTAAAATGTAATTTAATACTCGTGCCGACATTTCCTGTTGTAGCTATTGAGGCAATCGGTGTTGTGCCTGTTACATCAAAAGAGTTCCCATCTGACAATATTGGTAGCTCTGAGGCACTTGCTACATCTGCACCTTTTGCTAATTCAACCATTCCTGTGAAAGTTGCACCTGTTAAGTTAGCTTTTAAATCAAGTGCTGTTTGTTGTGCGGTACTTACTGGCTTATTGACATCTGAAGTATTATCAACATTGCCCAATCCAACACTAGATTTGTCAATTTCATCTAATGTTTCGAGTGCTTTTTGTACAGTATCGTCTGCCGCTGATAATACTTTATCAAAGTTTGTTGTATCTGCGCTGATTAATGAGGCTTTTAAAATATCTGCTCTTAGAACTGCCTCCCATAAACCACTTGTGCTATTATATGTTAAGAAGTCGCCGTTAGCTTTGCCTGATGTGTCAACGTCTTCCAAATCATCTAAAACGACTACGCCGAGTTTACCATAAGCGCTCCCATCCCACGCATATATAAAGTTTGTGTCGGCTGCTATGTAAATGTGTTCTGTCTCTCCTGTTGTAGGAAATGATGCAAAATCATCATATGTCTTAATTATATCAATATTAGCTTGCATATACTCCAACAGTGCTGATACTGCTAACTTCCTAGTATCTCCGTTTCCAGTAGCCCAGATTGCGAATAAATCGCCTCCTGTGACTGTGTCTGTTGCTGAGAGCTTGTTTATTTCTGCCATTTTATTTCCTTTGTGTTGGTTTTTCTGTTTTTTGGTTTTCTTTTTGAGATTCGATTATCGCCATTAGGCTTGTTATTAAAGGTAATTCTTTACCTTTTGGAGCGTTTGCTATTTTTATCAGTGTGTTTCTAAATGGTTTCGATTCGTAAATCTTTGCCATTAATCCAACCCCACCTGTTGCTGCTAAACCTGTAATAGGGTCGCTTCCTAAGAACCAAGTTAACGCTGTAGGAGTTGCAATGGTTGTAAGTTCCGCCCCTGTTGTAGGCTTAACCCCTGCAATTCCACCTCTTCTTGTGATATGTAGAGCTTTCGATAAACCGTTTAGAGCTTTTTTATCTTCTCCTGTGAAGAAAATACCCGTTGACTTTTGAAGTCTTTTTAAGTGTGTAGTAAATCGCTCTGGTGTGAAGTTTTCTATTCCTCCAGCCTTTTCTACTGCTTCATGCAATATCGCTGTTCTAGCGTTTGCTCTGCCCTCTCTATTTAAGTTTCTATATAGTGTTTTTATATCACTTGGTTTTTGGCTAAATAGTAAACTTTTTACAGCTTCAGGAGTAGCGTTTCCTCTTTTTAGAACAGACTTTAGTGTTCCATTTTCAAGCTCTGAGAATGTTGCAGATAGTTCTCTGTTTGCTATTTTCCATTTAGCAAAATCTTTTGGCTCTCCATTAAGTTTTACAAAGTCTCCAATATCTTCATTTAATGCACCATATATTTTTCTTGCTGATTTACCAGACTCTGTTTTAACTGATGCCATATCGGTAGAATCTAGCTGATCCCCAAGTTGTTTTCTTAATGCCTCAATGTTCGCAATATTTTTATCTTTAAATGCTGTCTTATAGTCATTTAAGACATCTATCAACGGAGAAACTCCTTTTGTTCCCATCTGTTTGAGTCTCAATATCTCACTATCTATTATGTTTAAAGTGCTGTCAGTATTTACTTTACTATCAGGCATTTTTGCAAATACTTCCCCTTTGATTTTAGAAAACCTATTTATTTTATTTTCTCTTGCTTTTGTAAGAGAAGACATAACATCATCAATAACCGCACCTGTTCCAACTGCTCCATGCTCCGACAAGAAACCTTTTATTGCATTAGCTCTTTGGACTTGCTGTGCTGCTCTTGCTTCACCTGTTCCAACTAAAGGTATTCTTTCGCCTACTGCTTGAGCGAATTTTCCAACAAAAGTCTTTGGGGGGATAACGTCGGTGGTCATTGGTATTATTCCTGCTCTTTCCGCTGTTTTTACCGCTTCCGCTGCTTTAACACCAGGTCTTGTTTTTGGAGCAGTTTTTGCAGCCATTGTTCCTCTAATGATTGTTTCTATTTCTGCACCTAATGGTCCAAGTGCTTCTAACGGTGCAAGAGTTTCCGCTATCGCTTGAGTATATTCTTGACCTGTTTCTGTTGTAGGTTCATACGTTAAAGCTTGAGCGCCTTCTAGTGCTGCTTGCTTAACTGCTTCTCCTGCTTCTTGTGTTCCAAACTTTCCACTAACAATCTGCTCCACTAAACCTTTTAGTGTTCCACCTATCTGCCCAACTAGTCCACCTGTCGCACCTGTAACCAATGTTAAAGCCGTTTCTCCTACACCTATTGCCTTTTCACCCAATGTCGGCTCTTTAGTAAGCTTAAAGCCTTTTAATGGAGTTGATAAGTCTCCACTCGCTTCAAAAGAAGATACGGTTACACCTTCGGGTAATTTAAAAAGTCCCGCTCCTGCATCTTGTTCAAACTCTTGACTTTCTTCTGGTGTCATTCTACCTTCAAAATAAGCATCAAACACACCTTGCGGTAGTTCCTGTGGTGCTGTCACAGTTTCTTGTTGAGTGGTTACTGAAAAAGTCTTCCCTTGAGGTAATCCTATTACCCCTTCATTAACATCTTTTTCATATTCAACTTTTTCTTCAGGTAACATTTGTCCTGACTCATAAGCGTTATATATTGCTGTTAATGTTTCTTCATCCATTATTTAGTCTTCCCGTATTTAAGGTAACTTTTTTCAACTACCACATCACCATCTGTAACAACAGCAACTTCTTCTACCCCAAAGATATTATCAGGATTTAAAGAATAGTTTTTTATTACCGCTTCTAACGATTTTCTTGTTCTTTTTTCGTGTTGCCCTGAAGATTTCATATATTTTTCTGCGAGTCTTCCAAAATCTCCTCTTTGGCTTGGCGTTAAAAATTGACCTGTTTGTATTTTTTCTGCTGTATTTTTTAACCTTGCGAATAAACCTGCTGTGTCACTTGCTAATGCAAATTCCGATTCTCTTACAACAGAGCCGGGATCAAGCATTTTCATAAAAGAGAAAACTAATGCTAAGTCTCCTGCACCAGAACTATCTGCAACAGAAGATCTTATTTTATCAAGAACTACTTTTGATTCGTGGAAGTTTTTAGTTTTTGCAGAATATTCTTTTCTAAGTTTCTCTTCTTGATTAAAAGTTTTTTCAGGGTCTTTGCCACCTGTAGATTTTAAATACTCTAATTCTACAAGTGCTTTTTTTCCTTCGATTCCTAAGTTTTTGCCTTCGATTATTACTTTGTTTGTTTTTGCTTTACTTAAGCCTGTTTCCGCTGCAAGTTTAGCGATTTCAGCATTTTCTTTTTTTCTTTTTTGTGGTGCTGTTTCCTCTGCTCTTCGTTCTTCCCCCAATGTTTTAAAAGTCTTCGCAAATTCTTTTTCGCCCATAAGTGAAGATAGGACTAAACCTGCATACCCTGTTGCACCTTTAGGGTCTCTCTCTATATAGTCTTTAATGCTTTGTAGTTTACTTGTGTCTTGACCGCTGTTACTTCTGGCTGTGATTTGCTCATTAATGATATTGTTTGCAACTTCTGTGTTGTTAGATAATAAAGCGGAATAAACTTGCCCTGTTGTTTGTAATTCATTTTTCTTTTGGTCTTCGTTTAATACATCCCAACCTTGCTTAAAAGCTTCTCTTTGTCCGGGATGCTTAGCAATCAACATCGCCATTTTTTGAGGTGTCGGGTCTTTAAAGGCTTCTTGCACATCAAAACTATATTGTTTTTTAAGTGCTTCGGCTTTTTGTTGAGTCTCTTCTGCTTCTCTTGGCTTCTTAATAGCTCCGCCTATCTGTAAGCCTTGAAATGCTCTTTGTAGTGGGTCAACACGCTGAATTGAATAATCAAATGGTCCTGGCATAATAACTCCTTAAAAGAAACCGGTAGCGACACCACCGATTCCTAGAATATCTCCAAAAGCCTGTTGTGTCGCTCCGCCTTGGGCAAGCTGACCGCCTGCTATTGCTGCGCCTTGTTGACCTAGTAAACTCCCAATATTTGAAGCCGACTGCATCCCTGCCGCTGCTTGTCCTGATGCACTTGCTTGTCCTAATTGTGAAAGCCCACCATATTGACCAAGCTTTTGATTGATTAAACTTGATAACATTTGAGGGCGAAACTGCGCTAGTGCTGCTTCAGTATTTCCACCTCTTAGCCCACCTGTTGCTGAAGCACTTTGCAATAATGCTTCTTCGCCTGTTTGTGTTAATGCTTGAAACTCTGGTCCTGCTTGTAGCGCTGCAATTGCCTCTGCTTGTGCTTCTGGTCCACTCAATCCCATCAACCCTTGTTGTGCTGATATTGCTCCTGTTCCTGCTGTTACATAAGGAGACATTAACTCAACCATTGCATCGAATTGTCTGCGATTTTCTGCTATTGCTGCATCTGAGCTTGCTGCTTGAGTTGCTGCTGCTGCTGTTCCTGCATCTGCTGCTTGAGAAGCCCCTGTTATGCCACCTACAACATCGCCAATCGCGTCTCCTATAAAACTCATTTTATGCTCCATTCTCTACGAGTTAAACCGTAAATATAAATATCTTTCATTCTATTATCCTTTGAACAAGCATCTCTTCTAATGCCTTCTAGTGTAAACCCTAATTTAACTACATAGTTTTTCGCAGTGTTTAAGCCATCAATAATTGGTGCCGTTAGTCTCTGAGGGTTATAAAATGAGAATATGTAATCAATTACTTCTTTTCCTAACTGTCTTGAATACTTGATGAATTGTTTTTTTAATAGTGAGTGTATTTCAATTTCTGTTTTACTGAAGAGGATTATCATAAATGCTCCGGCAAATCTTCCATTAATTGATGCTGTTATGTATTTTACTAAAGGGTGGTCTATTGACTCGAAAGGTTTGTTATCGTGGGAAACTTTAGAAATGTAAGAATCTTGGTAAATGTCTTGAAGATTTTTATCGCTGATTCCAATGCTAACCAAAATAACTCCCTATTAGTGAGCCGCTGGCAGCAAATTTTCTCAGCTTTTCACAATTATACCATAAATTTTTCATTTAAAACAACTCTCTCCAATTAACGTCCCAAGTTATGTCAACAGTTCCTGTTTGTGTGAACGCGATTATTGCATATTCTTGACCGGGATCTAAAAATAACTGCAACGCGTTTGTATCTAGGTCTGCTGGGGTGCTTTGAGCAGGGGTAACACCGTGTCCTGTGATTGCTGCTACTGATAAAGTTAGTCCAACTCTTCCGCCTGTGAAGCCTGTTGGAGTGTCGTTTACTTGGAGAACACTATTAGCTGAATCAATATCATTATATGCTCCTCCAGTAACAGTCGCTTGACCCACTAACTGAACTGTAACTATAGTATCTGCTGTTGCATCAAAAGGGATAAAACTAAATTTTATTAATTCTGCTCGTATCTTATTTGCAAATCCTTGGAAAGTAGTAACACTTTTGAAACCCGCCAATACTACTGGAGTTGTTGTAACTGCTCCACCTGTTGTTATGTTTATTGAGCCTGGAGTATAAGGAAACGAAAAACCTCTATTTCCGCAAGTTTGACAAAGACCCATTACTCCACCTTGCCAACTACCAGAACGAATTTGAACATCTGTTGTATTCCCTGTGTTTTCCACACTCATTTTTATTGGTAAATAAGGAAGTTGGATATGTGTTTCAGTGTTTGTATTAGGATAATAGATTGTATGAATAGTATCAAAGTTATTAGTCCCGGGCTTCATCATCTCAAAAGTTATTGTTGCTGCTCCTAGATAACCAAATGTTATTCTAAATACATTGAGTTTTGTAAAATCAACAGTGCTTATATCAATATTACCGTTAAAGTCATTTTCAAAAATGTGAGTATGAACACTATCTCTCATTCGCATCATCGCAAACTCACCATCTATAAAACCTATTCCAAAACCATTCACACCGTCTGCTATCCCTATCCATTGATGAGTGTTATCTGCTGTTGGGTCAGTAAATAGTGCAGTGAAGTGAGAAATTACAGTATGTCCGGGTCTGTAGCGTATGGAATTATAGCTTTCTACTGCTGCTGCTCCTGCTGCATCTGTACCGCTTGATACTGTTAATAAATTGTCTTCTTGTATCGTAACTGTTCCTGTTGCCGTCACCTCATCAGCTTTTAAATCATATGTGCTTTTCCCGTAAGAGAATTGTGCTAAAATATCGTTTTTTATATCTGTTGCCCATTGTTCTCCAAATACTCCGATAACATTCGATCTTCCTGCTTTGTCAATTACAACTGTGCTGCCTTTTCGTAACTTACTCATTTTAATTCTCCAAATACCAATTTGTGCCATTGGTTATAAAATTTAATACTTCTCCGTCAAGTAGCAAATCTTGACTAGTTTCTCCAACAACTAACTCACTGTCGAAAGGTAAAATATTGACAACATTTGCTGATGTGTCTATCTTTGTTATTCCTATTCTGTAAGACCTGCTGTTATCTAAACATAAAGAAGGGTCTGGCAAAGTTATGTCTCTGTCTCCACCAGTAGCATCAACTAAAACAGATTGAGACTCAGGGTCTAAGGCTGAATTTATATTAACACTTATTATTAAAGTTGTCGATATTGTTTGATCTAAAATAAGAATTGCATTATTAACAGAGTCTGAACCATCAATAAAGTTTGTATCACTTGGAATAATATAAGTTCCATCTTCATTAAGTTCAATCGCAATTATCATATTACTTACGATAAGACTAAGGTCTTCATCTTGAGCAAACAAGCGTTCAAACTCCTTAATCGACCTTTGGTCTGGAAGAAACTTTGCTAAGTCTGCTCTTGTTAATAATAACTTATCAAATTTAGGCATTTAATGGCTCAATTCTTGCTTCTAGTCTTGCTATTGATATGTGAGTATCACTATCACCACTAAATCGCTGAAGCCTCATATTTGCCATACTTCCTTGAAATAACCAAACTAATCTTTTTAGTGTCTCGTTTTCATTACCTGCTTTTATTGAAGCTTGTGAAGTGAATGTTAAACCATCTAAACTATAACTTGTTGAAATTGTTGGAGTTATTCCATTTGCAACTCGACCAGTTAAAGCGACTAATTCCATTTGATGAATTATTGCACCTCTGCTCTCATTATATAGAATTGTTGTTGTGAATTCCCACGATACTTTATCACCGTAATGAGTAGAAATTGAATCATCTAAATAACCGTATTTGAAACTATTAGTGTCTCCAACGTGCCATTTGTCATATACGAATACTAAATTTTTACCACGATAGATAGAATCTCCATCTGACCCGCTTGATAAAATGCTCCATACCGGTGTTCCTAAAACTTGACTGGCATTGCCATAATAAACAAGCGTTTTAGTTGGTAAGTGAATCAATAATTGTTCGTGTCCTTTATCAACTTTAGCTTCGACAATAACTTGATTTAATTCCGCTTCTGTGAACTCTAACAAGACTTGGTCAACTTCTCTTGTAGATATTTTAACTGTTGTTGCGTTATTTCCTAACCATATAGCCGGAGCTTCATTAGGCCCACCACCAAGAAAAGCGATTGATTGTAAAAATACAGCACTTGCGTGAGTTCCTATACAACCTCTATCTATAATTGCACTTGCTATTCTCTGGAAAGGGAATCCACTTGTTCCAATATTAGCAAATACTTCAATTGAATATCTATTTAGTGCATATATTTCGTTTCTTAGTTTCAATAAACCATTAACGGGATCTGGTGAAGCTTCCGCGCTTCCATATTTTAAAGGATTAACTTGAGTCGGATCACTCAACTCTGTAACAACTAGAAATTCTCCATCTGTTGTCATAAAATAGCCATCAACCCAAACAACATCAAGAACTTCTCCTAAGTCTGGGTCTGTTACTTGCACAAATGTTGAGTTATCCCAATAAAATAAATCCTCATTGCTTGCTATCGCTAATCTATCAAAAGAATAATCCATTGTGACGTTTTTACCATCATCTCCAACTTCACCGATAACGATATAAGTACCGTTTGTGGCTATCTTTATTAGTTTACTGCCCATTACTCTATAATAAGCACCATCCCAATTAATACCGCCTCTGTCTGTTCCCTCGGTAGTTACTCCAAACTCTACAATTCCATCTGCCGGTCTTAAATAACCTTTTGATATGCCTTGTTCTTTTGGTACGGGTATAAAGTTTAGTGGGTATGCTGTGCGAAAGTCTGGTGCATCGTCGGTATAAATACCATTTAGGACATTAATTTGCATTGTTAGCCTTTTATTTCTTTACACTTACTAAAAATCGTATCTGTTAAGTAAGGGAGTATCTCACAGTCTGTGTCAAGTGTCTGTCCTATTAGGTAAAAAGTAAACAATGAGGCGTGAACACACTCGTGTACTATGTCAGCATCTCTATCCCTAAAGCTTCCTATTAATATAAGCGATTGCCCGTCACTTTCAACGACACTGCATCGACCACCGTCTGTGCTTATATCTCTTTCTGCTCCAAAATGTTTTAATGCTTTACTATAATCTTCTCTGTTGGTAAAATAGTAATAGTGCATATTAACGACCTCGACCCAGAAGTAACTTTTTTTTAATAGTTTTTTAACTTTCATTATTCAAAGTCCAGTGTTCCATCTTGACCAACATCGAGCTTATCTTCTGCTGGTGGAAGGAAAGTTCTGCCCGTGTTTCTCCAGCTTTTGTTTCCTTGACCTGCTGGAAGTCTATTAAACTGCATATTGTTTGGCTCTGTGTGAAGCCCGAGTAATACATTATATGCTTGCTTTGCAGTAACTTTTGTTTCTCTTGAGACTGTTTTTCCTATTGCCGGAGCAAGTCTTACTGCTAAATTAGCGTAAATTGCTTCATTTGCTGAGTCTGGAACGTCTGTTGCTGTGTCTAATGAACTATCGTCTGGATTATCAGGTAGAGGATAGCTAACTCTTATTCCTTTGAAGTTCCAAGTAGCCATCATTGCATCAAGTTTTCTCAATGCTATTTTAAGCTGGTCGTCCGACAACGTGAAGTCGTAGTTAGCGTAACCTAGTTCTCCAAATGCTTCTTCACAAAATTGTTTTTTAGTCCAGCTCATAATTTATCCTTCGTTTTCTTTTATCTTGTCATTGATTTTACCAAGAAGAGTAGAATCTTTTATATTTGATGGAAACTTAATCCCAAGTTCTTTTGCTTTGTCTTCCATCTCTTTTCTTGTCGGAGCTTTTGTTTCAATGTTAACATTATCTTCTCCATTTATAGCTTCATCGGCTTCAATAGGTGTTTTATAATATCCGCCTTCTAAATGACTTTCGACATCATCTTCATCTACAACGATATAATCAACCATAACACCGTGAAGTTTCGTTATACCATTACCTGTATATAGCATTACACTCATATTATTTCCTTTTCCCGTATGATTTTTTAGTCTTAGTCTTAGTTTTTCTACAAGCCATTTTAAATCCTTGTTTCTGCTATCAAATCAACACCTCTAAAGATGCTCATATGATAAGGGGACGAATCCCCTCATTGATATTACTATTATGCAATATCGCCTGTATTTGTCCATAACATTGTAACTGTACCTGTAAAAGTACCTGTTCCTGATGTGTGTGACGCATCATCATCTATTACAAAGTTAAGGAAAACATCACTTGCTGTTGCTGTTCCGTCAACAATTGTTGTTGCTGCCGATACTGCTCCTACTGCTGAAACATCTGCAATCGCTGTTGCAATTGGCACTGATGCCATAATATCCGCTTCTGTTCCAGTTAGTGTTGCACCTGTTGTAGCTGTAATACTACCAAGTGCAGTGTCACCATCATATGTTGCAATGATTGTTCCTGATACACCTAAAGTTAAGTCACCGTCGACAACACAACCAAGAAAGCTAATTGCACCTTCTGGTAAATCATAAAGTTTTGCAGTTCCACCATATTGTGCAACACCAGCGTCATCAGTGATTGTTACTGGAGTTGCCGTTAGAGTTAATACAGTTTTATGAACAAACCCTTCATTGTACTCTACTGCTGCAACTGTAGCGCCATTTGATACACCAACGTTTGTAAGTGTTCCGTTTACATAAGTTACAAAATCTGAGCCTGCGTCAATTCTTACTTCCGTTGCTTCAGAAAAAGCAGCTGAAACATACTGCACATTTGCTTCTAGTGTTGCAAGAAGTTCCCATGCGTCTGGTTGAGTTGCTGAACTAGTGTTTTGAAAAACTTTTGCTCTTACTCCCGGAGAGAGTGCAGATATTTTATTACCTGCTACTACGTCAAGTGTTTTCGTTCCGTTTGGAAATATTTTATTTGCCATCATTTTACCTTTATTTATTGAAGGGGGAAACCCCTCCTATGTTAAACAGTTTGTGCGAAAATCATAATCCCTGACATCTCAGGTGCTTTGTTAACTACTCCAAACAATACATCCCAACGATACTTAGTTTTTTGAGTATTAATGTCAAATTGTTTCTGCATTACAACTTCGATACCGTTTTCAAGAGTAGCTCTTATTACTTTAGCGCCTGCCTCTGGGTCAATCGACAATCTTCCCGGTAAAATCTCAATAGCGTCTTTGTGCCAGAAAGGGTTAACTTTAGCAGTAACAATATTTAAGAATGCGATTGCTGCACCATTTGCCGGAGTTGCTGTAACATTTTGATATTGTTTTTCTGCATCTGTTGCACCTTGTGCTGAGATAATAGCAGGAGAAATTTTAACAGTACCTGTGCCACCTGAACCTGTCACAATTTCAATAATACGGAATGTTTTTAACTGCCCTGTATCTTCTTTAGTGATATGGTGAACAGAATTAACACCTGCTATTGTGAACGCGTCTCCAACTTTAACAGTGTTTCCGCCAACTGCAATAGAGATAGTTTGGTATCTGTTATCAACATTGTTTGTACCATTAGCGCCTGTGATTGTTGCTGCTGGTGTGTAATATTGGTCTGCTGCTGCCATTGTTACTGTTGTTGCTGTCGCTACTGCTAAACTTCCAGCGTAATCAAGTTTATTTGTTGTAAAACCTGCAACTGTCCCAACGTAAGAGCGCTCGTAAGCATTAATCGGCTTAGTGTTCATTGTTTCTCTAGCTGCTAAATTGCTTGCCATTCCGTTGTAATCTCTTGATGATAGAGCCATATATCTATCTTCCATTGTTACACCAAGTTCATTGAAAGAAGCATCTGCTTCTGCAACATCATCATATCCTGCTGCTGCTGCTGGTCTGGCTATTACAACTGTTCCCTGTTCTGTTGCTACTGTAGTAAGTGCTACATTAATATCACTCGCTAGTTTTTGTGCAGCAGACGAACCTAAACGACCCTCTTGTAATTGGTCTCTTAATTCTTTAGCCGTTAATATTGCTGTTGAATGTTTTTGGAAACCGATAGAGGCTGGAACACTTAATTGTGTGTTATCTCCGAAGTTAGATGAAGCATCTGAGCCATCATAAGATTGCATAATGTAAGGCATAGGACGCCAAATTGTATCGTTTGCTCTCTCCATTGTTTGTTGATCAGTTGTGTACTTAGACACATTTCTTGACAATACTAACGCGTCCTCAAAGCCTTGACATAACTCTTCAAAAGCTACTACTTCTTCCTTACTGAAACCATTTGCCATGATTTATCCTTTTATTTTCTTTTTATAGGCTAACACTTTAGACATGTCGCCTGATTTTTCAGCTTCCTTGCGGAGTCTGCCTAACTCTTTTTCAGAGCCGCCAATATTTACGGTTTCTCCACCTGTGACTTTCTTATCAACATTTGGAGCTTTCTTTTTATGTGTTTTCAATTTAGTTCCCATTTCTGCAACTGCAAAAGCAAAATCTATTGGATCAGTGATTGCTGCAAGTTCTTTCGCTCTTTCTGGATTGCTA